CCCGAACCCCGCCCTCCTGGTACGCCCCTATGGCCACCACCGTTCTGTCCGGCACGTCCGGTGCCCTCTACTACAAACCCGCCGGCACCACTGCTGCCTTCGGTCCTTCTGACGTCACCGTCGCTGGTGCAATCCTCAACGTCGGCAGCTTTTTCAGCTTCAAAGTTGGCGATCCGGTCAAATTCCGCGTGGTCAACCAAGCCGGCGGCACCGCTACCGGCACCCTTCCCTCCGGCATCACGGCTGGCACCACCTACTACGTGATCGGCTACACGGCCGCCACCGGTGCCCTCACGGTTTCCTCAACCCTTGGCGGCTCGGTCATTACGATCACCACCCAAGGCACGGCAGTCAGCCCGAACAAATTCGAGGCTTACTACGCCGACTTCGCTGTAGTGGGCCAAGTCCGCAGCTGGAATTTCGACATCAGCCGCGCTGAAATCGACGTCACCACCATCGGCCAAACCCCCGGTCAGTACGTCCCTTTCCGCAACTACATCTCCGGTTTCGGTGACGGCAACGGTACTTGCACTGTGTACATGGCCGACGACGACTTCGCCGTGGCCAACCGCATGGTGGAAGACGTGCTCCAGCGCCAGCAGGGCGGTGCAGCCTTCAAGCTGTACACCAACCGCATCATCAGCGGCGGCACCGTTGATGAAACCAAGAGCCGCTCCATCACGCTGGAGGCCATCCTCACTAGCGCCGCCCTCTCGGTGGACCCCGACAACGCCCAGAGCATCGACATCGCCTTCCGCCCCGCCACCACCCCCACCTTCGACTTTCTGACCACCGCCTGATAATCTGCTGGCGCAGTCAGATTCAGCACCCCGGCCTCCCCGCCGGGGTTTTTTATTTCTAGTCCGCTACACTAGATCGAGAACACCCAACCTCTATGCCCGTTCCGGTCCGCGCCATTGACCGCCTTAAACAGGCCGCCAACTTGGAGCCCACCAAAAAGACCATCGAACTTTCCGATGGCAGCGAGTTTGAGATGTGGGTGACGCCGCTGACGATGGCCGAGCGCGAACGCGCCCAGAAGCAGGCCAAGTCTGACGACGCCAACGCCTTCGCCCTCCAACTGCTCATCACCAAAGCCCTCGACGAATCTGGCGCCAAACTTTTCAGTGCCGGCGAAATCGACGTCCTGAAGAACGAGGTCAAGGACAAAGACCTCCAGACCCTGATGCTGGCCATCCTGACCGACGACGCCGAGCCCATCGACCCAAAGCCCTGAGCGCCGAACTCCGCAAAGACAACTGGCTCATGCTCCAATTCGGCGTCGCCAAAGAGCTGGGCCTGAGTCTGAGCGAAGTCCGCAACACCATGACCGCCGAAGAACTTCTCGGCTGGAGCGCCTACTTCAGCATCCTCAACGAGGACCAGCAGAGGGAGATCGACAACGCCAAACGCCGCCGCTAACCCGGCGGCTTTTTTACGGCGTAAACTGAAGTACCGCTAAACCCGAGTTGTGGCCAAATACACCGCCGACATTGAGATTGCTGTGCGCGGCGGGCGTCAAATTGACGGCCTTATTAAAGGTGTAAACAGGTTAAACAACTCTATTAACGTAGTCAATAAAAACGCAAAGTTACTTGAAGGGCGCGGTTTTAATGTAGCTAGCATGGAAAACTATAGCCGTGCTGTAAACAAAGCCACCAGCGCACTTAACCGAGCTGCAGCTGGCACACAACAGGAAACTCTTGCGGTAAAAGCACTTGTTACTGCGATCGAACTAGAAAACAACGCCCGAGCGCGTAGAGAGCGTTTAATCGCTCAAGAAGTAGCTAATCGCCGCCGCGTACAAGCGACTGCAGACGCTGGTTTTGGTATCCAAGGCCCGCAGGCCGCACCCATTCGTCCCGGCAGAGGCCCCGCATCCCCTATCGGCGGTACAGTCAACATGCCTGGATCGCCCGCAGCTTTACGCGCCGCCGCCGGCGGAAGAGGTGGCAGACTCGCCAGCCGGCTTGGGGGCGCCGTTAGCGGCGCGGCAATCGGTGGTGCCTTCCCGCTGCTGTTCGGTCAAAGCGGTGGAGCAGCTGCTGGTGGCGCCATCGGCGGTCTGGCCGGCGGACTGCTCGGACCAGGCGGCAGTTTTGCCGGCAGCCTCGTCGGCACCATCCTTGGCGACATCGCCGCCAAAGGCAACGTAGTCAAACAGCTGGGCCAAGACATCGGCTTCTCCGCCGAGCAAACAAAGATACTGGAGCAATCCTTCAAACAAGCCGGCCGCGAGTTCGACAAGTTTGAAGCATCCGTCCAAGCAATTCGAGGCGTCGGCTTAGCTGTTGAAGACCAGGCCAGTGCAATTCAGGCGGCCAGCCAACTTACCGAAACATATGGCGGCAAAATAGACAAAATTACAAACGCTTTTGCTGCAGCACTGTCTAGCGGTAAAGTAACTCAAGCCACACTCAATCAACTAACTCAGCAAGGTATTCCCATCCAAGAAAAACTTGCCGCTACCTACGGTGTCAGCCGTAGCGAACTACTGGCAATGGCAAAGGACGGAGAAATAAGCGTACAAAAACTTGCCGACGCATTTATCCAACTCGCCAACGAAGCCGCTGCTGCTCCAGCAAAATTACCTACCGCCTACGACCAAGCCTTTAAGCAAATCCAACAAGCTGTAAACGATCTAGTCAACAGAGTAACTGCGGCCTTCAAACTGCAGACAGACGGCATGGCTACATCGTTTGATAACGCGGTTAGTCGAATCGGTAACGCAATTAGCCAACTGATCAAGGAATTTACTCCGTTGATTGAAACGGCGGCAAGTATTGCCGCAGCCTTTATCAATGTTGGTACATACGCCGCATCAGCTCTACTATCTATTCCCGGTTACGTCAGTAATGTTATTAACGCTGTGTCTCTAATGATACCCGGTTTATCTTCCGTATTGTTTATACTGCAAAGTATGCAGAACATAACGGGCGGAGGCAAAAAGGCTGGCACCGCTGCGGACTATGGTCGCTATGCACCTGGCTTTATGCAGCAAGCTCTACCTAAACCTATTTCAAACATTACTGTACCAAGTCAACTACCGGCAAAAGCCGACAAATCTTCAGACAAAGCACGCAAAGAGGCAGAAAGGGCTGCAGAGCGTATCGCCAAGAGCGGAAGAGATCTCGACGCAGCAAAGGAAGCTTTCAAGATCGAACAACGTCTAATTACTGCACGCAAAGAGGGAAACACCGTACTGGAACTTACACGCCAAGCACAGCTAGACCTTCTAGAAATTCGCAGCAAAGGAAATGACATCCTAGCTAACAAAGAACTTCCCGCACAAGCAAAAGTAAATGAACTAGAAAAGCTCCGCTTTCAAGCGAAAAGCGTTTCTCTAAACTTACAACTTAAACTTGTGGACGCAGAAGAAAAAGCGAATAAGTTGATGCAAGATAACATCAAAAAGTTTATGGGCAGTGACGATCCGCTCGGACAAGCCCAGGCAGAAGTCAACCTGCTCGCTGCAAAACTGCAAGGTAAAGAGCGTGAATACACACTCCAGCTTGCCATCGACGATCTCATTAGGCAAGGCGTTTCAGCGGAAGATGCCCGCAACACTGTAGAAGTAGCCGACGAACTAAACCAGAAACTTGAACGGCAAGTCAGCCTTCAAAAGCAAATCCAAGACACCATCAACCAAGTCGGACAAACGACTGGCGATGTACTCCAGCAACTCATTTTCAGCACAGATAGCTGGGCAGATAGTCTGACTAACGCACTTAATGCCTTGGCCAAAGTCCTCTTCCAAGCCGGCCTTGGTTTACTTGCAGGCGACGATGGTAAGGGTTTCTTCAGCTTCCTTACGGGCGGTTTAGGTAGGCGAGCTGCCGGCGGCCCTGTAACCAGTGGCTCGCCTTACATCGTTGGCGAACGCGGCCCCGAACTATTTGTGCCTGGCCGTAGCGGCACTATCGTGCCTAACAACAAGCTAGGCGGCGGTGGCACCAGTGTCGTAGTGAACGTCGATGCTAGCGGCAGTAAAGTACAGGGCGACGATCAACAGGGCAACCAGCTGGGTCGCGTCATCGCCGCCGCAGTCCAGCAGGAACTCATCAAACAAAAACGCCCCGGAGGTTTACTGGTGTAATGGCCAACTTCCCCAGCTATAAGCCGACATACTCGGCCACAAAGACCAGCCAGCCTAAGGTACGCACTGCACAATTCGGGGATGGTTACCAACAGCGCATCACCTTTGGGCTCAACCAGAACCCGAAAGAATGGCGTCTTTCTTTTAACGTCAGCGACGATGATGCCGACATCATTGAAGCATTCCTAGATGCGCGTGCCGCAGATGCGGATTCTTTTGGGTGGACGCCACCAAACGAAACAACTAGCTACAGGTGGATTTGCCCTACTTGGACCCGTGAACTATTTGAATTTGAGCGCAGCAAAATTGACGTGACCTTTACACAAGTATTTGAACCCTAATGGCAGTTCCCGTATCAGATCTTCAGGCGATTGCGCCCAGCGCCGTCATCGAACTGTTCGTGCTGGAGCTGAACACGCTGCAGCACGGCGTAAACGACACCTACCGCTTTCACGCCGGCGTCAACCTCAACACCAACGGCGAAGTGGTCTGGGCTGGCAACAACTACATCCGGTTCCCGATTGAGGCTGATGGCTTCACTTATGAGGGCAAGGGCACGTTGCCGCGGCCGAAGATTCGCTGCAGCAACGTGTTAGGCACAATCACCGCGCTGTTGCTGAGCCTGCCTGACGGCCTCTCGGGTGCCAAAGTGACACGCATCCGCACGCTGGCCCGCTACCTCGACGCGGTGAACTTCCCCGGCAGCGTCAACCCCTACGGCACGCCGGATCCGACAGCCGAGTTCCCGCGCGAGATCTACTACGTGGACCGCAAGTCCACCGAGACGCGCGACGTGGTGGAGTTTGAGCTGGCGGCTTCCTTCGATCTCGCCGGCGTGCGGGCTCCAAAGCGCCAGTGCATCAGCAACATCTGCCAGTGGAAGTACCGCTCAGCCGAATGCGGCTACGTGGGCACTAGCTACTTCAACGAGAACGATCAATCCGTGGCCACCCTTGCGGCTGACGTGTGCGGCAAGCGGTTGAGCAGCTGCAAGGCACGATTCGGCACCACTGCCGAGCTGCCGTTCGGAAGCTATCCGGGTGTGGGTACTTATTTCACATGACCGACTGGCACACAGCAGCACTTGAGCACGCCCAGGCCGAGGATCCCCGAGAGGCTTGCGGCCTGCTGGTGGTGGTCAAGGGCCGCGAGCGTTACTGGCCCTGCCGCAACCTGGCGGCCGGCGTCGAGCAGTTCATCCTCGACCCGATCGACTACGCCGCGGCCGAGGATGCCGGCGAAATCATGGCGGTGGTTCACAGCCACCCGCGCACTGCACCGCAGCCCAGCCAAGCCGATCTGGTGGCGATCGAGCGCACCGGCCTCCCCTGGTGGATCGTCAACCCGAAGACCGAGGCATGGAGTCCCGAGCTGCGTCCCACCGGCTACAAGGCGCCCCTGATCGGCCGCGAATGGGTGTGGGGGCTCACCGACTGCTGGACGCTGACGCGGGACTGGTACGCCGAGCACGGCCTGCTGCTGCCGGACTGGGATCGACCGCTCACGCCGGAGCAATTCGAGGCCGAGCCGCTGTTCGATCGGTTCTGGCGCGATGCCGGATTCCGCGAGCTCGACGAAGACGATGAGCTGCAACCGGGCGATGCGGTGCTGATGAGCATCAGCGGGCCGGGCCTGAACCATGTCGGCGTCTACATCGGCGACCAGCTGGTGCTCCATCACATCCGCGGCCGGCTCAGCAGCCGTGACCTCTACGGCGGCTGGCTGATGAAATGCACCGGGCGCAGGCTTCGCCATTACGATGCAGGGAGGCTAGGGCTGGCGTGATGTTACGCACGATCCGCATCTACGGGCGCCTGGCAAAGTTCCTGAAGCGCCGGAAGTTTGAGGCCGAGGTGAGCAGCGCGGCTGAGGCCGTGCGCTTCCTGTTGGCCAACTTCCCGCAGCTGGAGCAGCACATGGCCGACCAGTATTACCGGGTGAGCGTGGGCAGCTACGACCTGGCCGTGGATGAACTGCACGACCCGGCCGGCCTACAGGAAATCAAGATCGTTCCCGTCGTCGCCGGCGCCGGCGCGGTCGGCCGGATCATCGCGGGGGTGGCGCTGATTGCGTTGGCCAGTCTGGTGACGTTCGGCACAGTCGGCGGCCTTTTCGCCGCTGGAGCACTTAATAGCGCTGTATTTGGCATCGGCGCCAGCTTGGTGCTCGGCGGCGTCGCGCAGCTGCTCACGCCCGTGCCGCGAACAGTGCCGCCAGGCTCCACCAGCGACACGGTGAAAGATCCCCGCAAGAGCTACAGCTTCTCAGGCATCCAGAACACCAGCCGCCAGGGCCTGCCTGTGCCGATCGTCTACGGCGAGACCCTGGTGGGCTCGGTGGTGATCTCGGCCGGCATTGACACCGTGCAGGTGGCCGGATGAGCAGGATCGCCGGTGCTGGTGGTGGTGGTGGCGGATGCTTTCTCGGGCACACGCTGATTCGCACGCCTGACGGGCAGCGTCCGATCGAGGCGCTGCAGCCAGGCGACCTGGTGCTCAGCTTCGACGATCGCGGCAAGCTGCATCACGCCAAGATCCTCAAGGTTCACGTCCACGAAGGCGAGCGGGTGAACCGCTATCGCCTCTGGGGCGGTGCCGTCTTGGATGCCACGGCCAACCACTGGGTGCTGAACCAGTTCAACGCCTTCGTGGAGATCGACACGCTCGGCCCCGACGATTGCCTGGTGGATGAGAACGGCCACTTGCGTCCGATCGTGGACCGCGCTGAGTTCTGCGTCGGCACCGTCTACAACCTTACCGTCGAGGGGCATCACACTTTCATCGCCGGTGGAATCCGCGTGCACAACGCCGGCCTTGGCCTCGGCATTGCCGGCGCAGGCGGTGTCGGCGGCGGCAAAGGCGGTGGTGGCGGCGAAACCTACACGCCTACCGAGGCTGGCGACAGCCTCAACTCGGCGCAATACGCGCAGGTGGTGGACCTGATCAGCGAAGGCGAGATCGAGGGTCTGAAGAATGGCCTGCAGTCGATCTTCCTGAACGACACCCCGCTGCAAAACGCAAACGGTACTTTCAACTTTCAAAACGTCACGGTCAACACGCGCAACGGCACGCAAGCGCAAACCGCCATCCCGATTTCGGCGGATGTAGAAAACGAGCTGCCGGTCGGCCTGCAGGTAAACGAAGGCACACCGATCACTCGGACGATCACTGACACCGACGTGGATGCGGCGCGAATTACCATCACCATTCCTCAGCTTCAAACTTTCACAGACAACGGCGACATTGAGGGGTCGCAGGTCGGCGTTCAGATCTTTGTTCAGTACAACGGCGGCGGGTTTACCGACGTTCTAGGCGACACGATTTCTGGCCGCACCGCCGACGCATATCAGCGCGACTATTTAATCAACCTGAGTGGCGCGTTTCCTGTAGACATTCGGGTTCAGCGCGACCGGCCGGACAGCATCAGCGCCAAGGTCATAAACGCCTTCAGCTGGACCAGCTACACCGAGATCATTTACGCCAAGCTGCGCTACCCCAACAGCGCGCTGGTCGGGCTGCGGGTGGACGCTGAGCAGTTTTCGAGCATTCCGAGCCGCACCTACCTAGTGCGCGGCATCAAGGTACGAATCCCGAACAACGCCACGGTGGACGCGGCCACCGGCCGGTTGATCTACGCCGGCATCTGGAACGGCACGTTCGGCGCTGCACAGTGGTGCTCGGACCCGGCTTGGATCCTCTGGGATCTGCTCACCTCCACCCGTTACGGCTTTGGCGATCACATCCAAGCCGCGCAGCTGGACAAGTGGGCGTTTTATGCCGCGAGCCAGTACGCCTCCGAGCTGGTGCCCGACGGTTTTGGCGGAACCGAACCGCGCTTCTCCTGCAACGTCAACATCCAGACCGCCGAGGAGGCCTACAAGCTCATCAACGATCTGTGCTCCACCTTCCGGGCGATGCCCTACTGGAGCACCGGCGCGCTCACCATCAGCCAAGACAAGCCGTCGGAACCGTCCTACCTGTTCACGCTGGCCAACGTCTCTGATGACGGGTTCAGCTACCAGGGCGGCAGCCTCAAGACACGCCCGACCGTGGCAGTGGTCAGCTACCTCGACCTGAGCCTGCGCGACATTGCCTACGAGGTTGTCGAGGATCAGACCGCGATCACCAAGTACGGCGTGGTGACCACCGAGGTGTCGGCCTTCGCCTGCACCTCCCGCGGGCAGGCTTCGCGCATCGGCGAATGGCTGCTCTACTCCGAGCAATACGAATCCGAGGTGGTGACGTTCACCGCTTCAATCGACGCAGGCGTGCTGGTGCGCCCCGGCCAAGTGATCAACATTTCCGACCCGATGCGCGCCGGTGCTCGACGCGGCGGCCGGATTCGAGCCGCAACCACCACCACGATCACGGTGGACAACGCCACCGACCTATCGCCATCAGGCGGCACTCTTTCGGTGATCCTGTCCGACGGCACGGTGCAGAGCCGCGGCGTGGCCAGCATCGTCGGAACCACGGTCACGCTCACATCGGCGCTGCCGTCTGCACCAAACGCGAACAGCATCTGGATCTACGAGACGCCGAACATTCAATCTTCGACCTGGCGGGTGCTCAGCGTGGCCGAGCAGGATCAGGCGCAGTACCAGATCACGGCGCTTGCCTACAACGCCTCGAAGTACGACTACATCGAGCGCGGCCGGCCGCTGGCGCAGCGCGACATCACCGACCTCAACGTCATCCCCGAAGCACCCATCAACCTGCAGGCCGTTGAGGCGCTCTACGAGAGCAACGGCCGGGTGCTGTCCAAGCTGGTCGTGAGCTGGCAGCCGGTGGTCGGCGTCAACCAGTACCGCTACCGCTGGCGGCTGCAGAACGGCAACTGGACGACATCGACGCAACAGCGGCCCGATTTCGAGATCTTCGACACCACGCCAGGCCGCTACGAGATCGAGGTCTACAGCGTCAACGCAGCGCTGCGCTCGTCGGTGCTGCCGGCCAAGCTCACCTTCAACGTCTTCGGCAAGACGGCACCGCCGGCTGATGTGACCGGCGTCTCGCTGGTGCCGATCGACCAGGCCAGCGCGATCATCAGCTGGACGGCCTCAACCGAGCTCGACGTCAAGATCGGCGGCAAGTTGCTGATCCGCCACACGCCGCTTCTAGTCGGCGCCATCTGGGAGGACACCATTGAGATCGTGCCGGCAGCGTCCGGCAACCAGACCCAGAAGCAGGTGCCGCTGCTCGAGGGCACCTACCTGCTCAAGTTCGAGGATGACGGAGGCCGCCGGTCTCTCAACGCCACGCTGATCGTGGCAGACCTGCCGACACCGCTGCCGCGCCTGCTGGTGCAGACCTACGCGGAAGATCAGGAGACGCCGCCGTTCTCGGGCAACCTCACTGACATGTTCTACAACGAGGAGCTGGACGGCCTCGTGATCAGCACCGGCCCGCTAGTCGATGACCTTGCCCCGAGCGGGCAAGAGTCCCTGCTGCTTGAAGAGTCCCCCTTTAACGACCTTTACACTTTGGGCTACGGCGAGGCTGCATCCGGCTCTGGAGCAGGGTGGGACGGTTTAACCACGATCGACAGCCCGCTGCCGCCGGAATACGGCGAGTACGAGTTCGGCTCGACGCTGGATATGGGCGGCGTGTTCGACATCAACTTGCAGCGGCGCTTCCTGACCCGCGCGATCCTGCTGACCGGTCTGTGGGATGAGAAGGTCGAGCTGATCGACAGCTGGTCTGAGATCGACGACGGCAACATCGACTCGGTGAACGCGCGCCTCTACGTGCGTAGCACCACTGACAACCCGGCCGGCACCCCCACCTGGAGCACCTGGCGCGAGTTCGCAAACGCGATCGTGCGCGGCCGTGGCTTCCAGTTCAAGACGATCGCCGCCAGCAACGACCCCAACGTCAACATCCTGATCGACGAACTCGGCTGCGTGGTGGAGCTGCAGCAGCGCACCGAGCAGTCGGCCACGCTGACCAGTGGCGCCGGCACCTATTCGGTGACCTTCGCCGAGGCCTTCTACCAACCCCCTAGCATTGGAGTGACGGGCTACGACATGGGCACCGCTGACTACTTCACGATCGGCTCCGTGACGCGCACGGGATTCCAAGTAACTTTTAGGAACAGTGGCGGGACCGCCGTGAGCCGCCAGTTCACCTACACTGCAATCGGCTACGGCCGGGAGATCGTCTGATGGCTCAGCACGACTACAACATCGCCAACCAGTCCGGCCAGGCGTTCCGTGCTGACCTGAACAACGCCCTGGCGGCGATCGTCAGCGGCAACAGCGGCGCATCGGCCCCCAGCACGACGTTCGCCTACCAGTATTGGGTGGACACCAGCAGCACCCCGGCAACGTTGAAGCAGCGCAACAGCGCCAACAACGCGTGGATCACGATCGGGCAGCTGGACACCGCAAACCTTGGTTTGATCCCCGCTGGCAGCGCCAGCATCGTCAACGCTGATGTCAATGCTTCAGCTGGCATCGCGGCCAGCAAGTTGGCCTTCACCCAAAGTGGCACTGGTGCAACGAATCGCACGGTTGACTCCAAGCTAAAGGATGTCGTGTCCGTTAAGGACTTTGGGGCGGTGGGAGATGGTGTTGCGGATGATACGGCTGCTATTCAGGCTGCTATAACTGCCAACCTCAATGGAGAAGTAGTACTACCTAAAGGTACTTACAAGATTACTGGACCTCTCAGCCTCAACGGGTTTAATGGGATCATTAGATTCTTGGGATCTACCATTCAAGCCAGTGCAAACAACATTAAGGTTTTTGAATCCACCACAAACGCATACGGTGCTAAAATTATTGACGCCAAGATCAGTGGCCTCGGATTTACTGGTGTAACTGGGTTTGACTTAACCCGCTTTCAGCTGCGCGGGGCAGAGCTCGTTAGACCCGTCATTCTCAACTGCGCTTATGGCATCTACTTACGGTCTCTGTGCTGGGGCCTTAAAATAGATCAACCAGAAACTGACAGTGTTACCTATCCAATCACCTTGGCTGAGGGTTGCAATGCTGTCCTGATTGACCACCCCAGGATTGATAATTACGGGGCTATCGGAATCTGGATCAAGACCGGAGGAGCTTATCCTAACGTCGGAAATACTATCCTCAACGGGTTTATTCAGAACGGGACAGAGGGAGTTGTCGATCAGGGGATTTCAACGCAAGTAATCGGAACGTACTTTGAAGGATGTGCTACTGCCGATGTATCGCTGAAGACTGGTAGCATTGCTTTCTCTGGTATTACCACCAACCACACTGCCTTGGGTGCCGTGGCATACAAAGCGGTAAGCGCAGATTCCGCCTCGATTCAGCGTCCTTTCATGTCTAGCGGTGCAAGGACTACAGGCCTGTTGGACTTCGCTGGATCGTGTACTAATTGCTATTACGATGTCATATTTGGAGCGGGATCTATTAACCTACCGCTAGGGACTGTAACTGGAATCGCCACTGCGACAAACAAGCCTGGCCCTATTGGTGGTGTAACTAGAGATGACGGTAAGTTCAGCACGCTGTCATCAACTGGTGTAACTGAGTTCGCCACAGTAAGAACTGCGGGTTCTAGCGCATCCATTGCGACTGCTACGGCTACCACGATTTTTACTGCCGCTACTGGCATGTACATTGTCAACGCCTTTGTTGGGTTCAGTGGGGGGCCGTCTCAATACACCGCCCAAGCCTTTGTACTCTGTGATGGCAGCGGAGCCAGGGTTATTGCCAACAATGGCAGCAATTTAACTATCACCTTATCTGGGCTAGACGTTCAAGTCACTCAGACCAGCGGTATAAACCAAACCGTATTTAGTAATTGGCTGAGAATCATTTAAACCTATGACAAAAACACGAGACCTAGCCGACCTTGGTGGCGGCTTTATACAAACAGAAACCGGTGCTGTTCACAGGACCGTTGAGGTGTGACCATTGGCCATGCAGGTCGCTCTCCCCTAAAATACTGTCGCCAACCATTCTCAAGCCCCCGCCCCCCCCCCCCCCATGGCCCTTATCAAATCCATCACGTTAATAAACAACTTTGAGGAGGAGTCTTTTTTTAAAAACGCTTACTTGCGGGTAACAAGAGTCAATTCAACCAAGAGCGAGGCAACAATAGAGCTTTGCTATTGCAAAAACAACGAAAGCTCCCCGTTGATTATTAGGTATTTCCCGTTTGCCATTGATTTGGATGGTCCCAACCCCATCAAGCAGGCCTACGAGCACCTCAAAACTCTGCCCGAGTTCGAGGGCGCCGAAGACTGCTGACCACTCACCTAAGGCACCGTGACTTCACGCAAGACAACCGACCTCGCCGCTCTCACGGTCAAAACCACAGTGTTGGCGGTGGGAATTACCAAGGCGCTACTATCGGGATCATCAACGCTCTAGGGCTAGACTGAAGCAACTCAACCTCGCCGGACCTCTACGTACGTCATGGCTGCTCCCAACATCAAATCGCCTTCAACCGTCACAGCCATTTACGGCAAGACCGTCGGGTATGCCGTCACCACCTCGATGGCTGCAGCGCTGAGCAATGGCGCCAGCAGCGGCAAGGTGCTGAAAATCAATTCGGTGTACTGCGCCAACGTGGATGGCACCAGCGCAGCTGACATCAGCCTGGAGCATTACAACGGCACCACCGGCTTCGCTATCGGCAAGACCATCGCCGTGCCAGCCGACGCCACGCAAGTGCTGGTGACCCGCGAGGCTTACATCTACCTGGAGGAAGGCCACAGCCTCCGCGCGCAGGCCAGCGCTGCCAGCGACCTGGAACTGGTCATCTCCTACGAGGACATCAGCTGATGCTTGGCTTTAACGGCGGATTGATGGGCGTCAGGCGCACGCCGACAGGCAGCACCGCATCGGGGCTGTGGTTTCAGAATGAGCAGAGCGTGGCCAAGCGTGCAGCAATCTGGCCAATTTCTGGAGGTATTGCCGGGCTAAATCCAGTTCTCTGGTATGACTTCGCAGATGAGTCAACTGTCACAACATCAAGCGGACAGATTACGCAGATTACAGACAAAGGAAGCCTTGGCCGTACACTGACAGCCAGTGCTACCGGACCAACCTACGCGACAACAATCAACGGCTACAAGGTGTCAGATTGGGGCACCAGTGCTCATAGCAACTACTTGCGCAATACCGATACAACAGGTTTTACCGTTGAAGAAATCTACTGCGTAGCAGACAGCAGCGAGACCAGCAGCATTACAAACTCAGGATTGCTTGGTAGCTATACGGACGTTGACAAGACAATCATCATGAACGGGTCAAGTACAGGCTTTGAGGGGCCACTTGGTGGAAGCTTCTACATAGATCGAGTCTTTTTGAATGGTGGCACAACAGATAGATACTCCAATGTGTTTTCAGAAATTGCAAGCCCTTGCATCTTGCGAATGCTTGATACGCGTGGGGCCATCACTGGAACGACCGGAGGATTCCAGATTGGAAGGGATCGCGTAAACGGCAACCGTGGCTGGCGCGGCCTGATCGCTGAAGTTGTCTGCTTCTCTTCCGTATTGGGCAGCGGTGATCGGGCAGTAGTACAAAACGCGCTTGCTTCTAAATGGGGCATCACGCTGGTCTGACCATGCTCTACTCCCACAACGCCACCCTTCCAGCACCCCTCCCCCACCGCATCCGCTTTGCGGACGGCAGCACCCGCACGGACGCCAGCACCTTCACGCCTGACGAGCTGGAGCGTGCCGGTTACAGCGGCCCATACGAGCGACCTGAGTGCAACCCGAAGCTGGAAACGATCGACTGGGACAGCGAGGCGCTTGAGTACATCGTGCGCCCCTACAGCTTCGATGAGCTGCAAACGCAACACGCCAAGGTCCGCGAACGGCGCATCCAGCTGCTGCAGTCTTGCGACTGGACGCAGATCACCGACTACGACCTCGGCGCTGATCGTGAAGCCTGGGCGACCTACCGCCAGGCCCTGCGCGACCTGGCCGATGCTGCCAACCCGTTTGACATCACCTGGCCGCAGCCGCCTGCGCCTGCATCACCGGAGCCCTCTTCTGAGCGACTCGGCTTATGACTGTAAAGAGCAAGACCGGCACCGCTCGCGTTGACCCTCAGCCAAGCCCTCCCAAGACCACCCGCCAAGGCTTCGGCCAACACAGCCGCCCACAGCGTCGCGGCAAGAAGCGTCTTCGTGGGCAAGGCCGCTAGTCTACTTAGGTAGCGCCAGCCGCCATGATTGAGGTGATTGCCGCCGTCGCTGGCGCATCCATATCTGTGGCGGCCATGGGCGCTATGGGATTTAGTCGCCGCAGTGACGAAGCCCGAGAGGCGGTAATACGCCTCACATCTGCAGTGGAGCACATCGCCACCCAACTCGAAGTGCTCCACACCGACATCAAAGACGACCGCAAAGAAACCTTCACCCGCCTCAACAGCGTCGAACAGCGCGTAACAAAACTAGAGGTCCGCTCCTAATGCCCGTCATCCGATCCACCTCGTATCCCGACGGATACGCCCTGGAACAACTGGAAAACGAGCGCGGCGAAATCTTCTACCGCGCCTGCCACAACAGCATCTGCCGCTACGCCGAAGACGAATACATCGCCCGCATGTACCTCGAAGGCATGGGCTGGGATCCTACACAACCTCCGACGGATTGATCCAATCCTCAATCTCCGCCTCCAGTCGCTCATCCCAAAACACCTGTGCTCTGAACCAGTCCCTCCACGGCGAACTGGCCTTTTGCACATTGCACGCCAAGCACGCTGGAACCAGATTCCGTGGATGCGTGTGCCCGCCTCTGCTCTTTGCCAGCACATGATCTAAGGTCGCAGACCTCCCCAAGTCACAATCGCAGTAAGCACACCTATTCCGCCAGCGCCACAGAATATCTTGTCTAAACCTTAACTTAGCTTGCTTTTTATTTAAGTATTCGCCATCTTCGATCTGATGGTCCATACCCAAGCGTGGCTACCCAAAAGGTAGCGACAGCCAGCAGTTCATGCGCTGGCGCTCTTCTCTAGTACAGCTACACTTCTACAAGCATCATTACTCCCATGGATTCGACCACTGCTGCCGCCATCGCCATCGCGGTTGCCGCCACCTCCGAGGCCCTGAGCCTGTACCCCGGAATCCGCGCCAACGGCATCATCCAAGCTCTGCTGATGGTGGCCAAAGCCGTTTTCCCAAAGCGCCGCTGAGCGCTCCTCTGCCCCAACGCAGTACCCCGATGGCCTCGACCCCAGTACGCCTGGCGGATTTATTCCGCTTCTACAAGGGCCTCCCTCACCAGCTCGCGGCCATCACCGAACTGGAGCAAGCCCTCCTTAAGGCCGACCCCACCCTGCTGAACCGCGACCGGGGCTGGTTCAAAACCTGGAGCGTCGCAGGCAAACAAACCAACTTCCCCAACACATGGGAAGGTGTTCTAGAAGCCGCCCGCGTCGCCGGCGCCAAATTCCCCGAACTGGTCGCCGC